CTCTGAGTACAAGTCAGCTTCATTAAAAGCTATCTCTTCTATTTGCTTTATAGCCTCAGAGTAAAGTGCTTGACATTTTTTTAGGTTTCCATAAGTAGAGAGGGCAGCAATATTGCCCTCTTCTACCTCTGTTAATAAATGAGCAACTTCTTGCTCACGCATCTGGAAGAATAAATCTTTAGACATATTAAAAGTCTAAAGATTCTAATGCTTCAACTCCATCTAACTCTGCAACATCTTCAACCACCACATCTTTTGCAAAATATGTAGTTAAGTAGTTTTCAAGTTCTGTTGCTTTTGCTTTCTTACTTGTATTTGCTCTTGTTGTTCTCTTCTTCTTATTTG